ACGTATATTGGTCTTACCCCTCAGACATGACTGTGTATGATGACGTAGCAGTTATACCTGATCGTTTTAAGCACGTAGTTATTGATGGTGCTATGATGTTTATGATGCGCTTCCGTAGTAATGAACAAAGTGCAGCTATGCATCAGAATAACTTTGAGGATGGCATTAAGTCTATGCGTCGAGTACTGATGGATGATGCTATCTCTGTTCGTTCTACTGTTATAGGTAAAGCAAGAACTAGTTCATTTAATGACGGTGCATAATGGCTGATAACTTAGCATCCTTCAAAGTATTCTGCCAAGGCGGTTTAAACACTAGTCGTGATGTGCTGTCACAAGGTGAGACTCAACCTGGTTCAGCTATCTCTTTGATCAACTATGAACCTGCTGTTACTGGTGGTTACAGAAAGATCAACGGATTTAGTAACGACTACGGTACAGTTCCAGGTACACTAAAAGTTCTAGGTGTTTGTGTTGCTAACGGTGTCAACGATGGTATTCTAGCTTGCCGTGCACCGTCTAGTGGTTCTAACTATCTACACTATTGGGATACAGCTACATCAGCTTGGGTTGCAGTAACTACTTCTGGTTCGCCTACAATGTCAGGTGTAACCAAGGTACGCTTTACTAAGTACAACTGGGGTAGTCCAAAGGTAATGCTTACTGATGGTATTAACCCTGCAGCTACATATGATGGTACAACTTATACGCAGATAACACACGCAGATGCACCCAGCGCACCTAAGTTTTCACACGTATTTAAGAACCATATGTTCTTAGCAGGTGATCCCAGTGAAGACACGAATCTTTATTTTAGTGCACCTTACGATGAGACTAGTTTTGCTCCTGCTGATGGCTCAGGCGTTATTAACGTGGGCTTCCCTATCGTAGCTATCAAGTCTTTCCGTGATGTGTTGTACATCTTTGGTACTAACAACATTCGTAAGCTTGCTGGTGATAACATCTCTAACTTTGTGTTACAGGAAGTTACAGATGATCTAGGCTGTATGGCTTCAGACAGTGTTATTGAGATAGGTGGTGACCTACTCTTCTTATCACAAGATGGCTTACGTCCTATCTCTGGTACAGATAAGATTGGTGACGTTAACCTAGAGACAGTATCAAAAGACATTCAGTCTATCTTTACTGACATTGTGTTTGACATTGATCTTGAAGGATTGAACGCAGTAGTCATACGACAAAAGACACAGTTCCGTTACTTCTTTGCTGCAGCAGACTCACAGGGTATTATTGGTGGGTTTAGACAAACACCTAACGGCTTACAGTTTGAATATAGCCAGATGTTAGGTATTACAGCTACAGCATCAGACAGTGGTTACATTGGTCAGTACGAATACGTAATTCACGGTGATGATAACGGTAAAGTACACCGCCAAGAACAAGGCAATGACTTTGACGGTACAGACATCTTTAGTGTATTCCAGACACCATTCTTCCATATGCAAGACCCAGAGCAACGCAAAGTGTTCTACACTGTAGCTACATATCTACGTGCTGAAGGTGACAACGAGATCGTTATGTCTGCTTTGTATGACTACGAAGATGTAGACACACTAAGTCCAACAAACTTTACTTTAACAACTGCAGGTGCTGCAGCATATTATAATGAAGCACTATACGACAGTACCGCAATCTTTGATGGTAACCCTGCCCCAGTTAAACGTACTAACATCTCAGGTTCAGGTAAGTCAGCATCATTTAAATTCGTAACTAATGATTCCAATGCATCACACAGTATTCAGGGTCTAGTGATAACATTCGGGGTAGGAGACAGGTTATAAAATGGCAGGTTATTCAAGACAGTCCGTAGCTGACATTATCGCTAATGCGGTTATTAAAGCTGCACCAGTAAACGCAGAGTATAATGCAATACGGGATGCCTTTGCTTTCGTAGGTGGACACAAACACGATGGTAGCTCTACTGAAGGTGCTTACGTACCTCTGATTGCTGACGTTGATGCATTAAACAAAGTTGTTGTAGATACATCTAACAACCGCATAGGTATCTTTACTGAAGTATCTAGTGCTGCAGTAGAACAGATACGTATTCAAGATGGTGCTATTGTTCCTGTAACTGATAACGATATTGACCTTGGTACTTCATCACTAAAATATAAGAACATATACGTAAATGGTATTGCAAGTATTGGCTCCATTACCCTGTCTGGTGGTACAATAGATGATACCGTTATTGGTGGTACTACCCCTGCAGCAGGTAACTTTACTACACTAGGTGCTACAGGTAATGCTACTGTCGGCGGTACATTAGATGTAACTGGCAATACTACAGTCGGCGGTACACTAGGTGTTACAGGTGTAACTACACTAGGCACAGCTAATATTACATCTGTAGACATTGGCTCTGGTGCAATGGATAACACCACTATCGGTGCTACAACTGCTGCAGCAGGTACATTCACAGACTTAACTGCTACAGGTACAACTACTCTTACTACAGTAGACATTAACAGTGGTGCTATTGATGGCACTGCAATCGGTGCAAGTAGTGCATCTACTGGTGCCTTTACTACACTGAGTGCTACAGGTACATCTACACTAAGCACAGTAGACATTAACGCAGGTAACATAGATGGTACTATTATTGGTGCTTCTAGTGCTGCTGCAGGTAGCTTTACTACTGTATCGACATCTGGACAGGCTACCTTGGCGACTGTTGATATTGATGGTGGGGCTATTGATGGTGCTATTATTGGTGCAACAAGTGCAGCAGCTATCACAGGCACAACGATTACAGGAACTAGTTTTGTCGGACCTGTCACAGGAAACGTTACAGGTAACCTTACAGGCAACGTAACTGGTGATCTGACAGGTGATGTAACAGGTAACGTTACAGCTTCAAGTGGTTCATCAACGTTTAACGATGTGACTATCAACGGTACGTTGAACATGGATGCAGGTACAACTGCTACCATTACTAACTTGTCTACTCCAGTAGCTTCAGGTGATGCAGCAAGTAAAGGCTACGTAGACACAAGCATTGCTAACCTTGTAGACTCAGCCCCAGGTACACTAGACACACTAAACGAACTAGCTGCTGCTCTAGGTGATGACCCTAACTTCTCCACAACTATTACAACAAGCATAGCAACTAAGCTCCCACTAGCAGGTGGTACGATGACTGGTGCTATTGCTATGGGTACAAACAAGATCACTGGACTAGGTGATCCTACTGCAGCACAGGATGCAGCTACACAGAACTATGTAACTACTAACTTCCTAGACTTATCTGGTGGCACTATGACAGGTGCTATTGACATGGGTAGCTCTAAGGTTACAACTACGTATGCTCCTGTCAACGGTCCAGACTTGACAAACAAGACATATGTTGATAGCATTCTAGGATCAGCTACTGCTGCCTCTGCAAGTGCTGCTGCTGCGGCTACATCAGAGACTAATGCTGCAACAAGTGAAACTAACGCAGCTAACTCAGCTACTGCTGCGGCTTCTAGTGCTACAGATGCTGCTGCATCATATGATGACTTTGATGACAGATACTTAGGTGCTAAGGCTACTGCTCCTGCACTAGACAATGATGGTGATGCTCTTATAACTGGAGCCTTGTACTTTAATACTACTTCTGATATAATGTTTGTGTACGGTGGCTCTGGGTGGCAAGCTGCAGGTTCATCTGTAAACGGTACATCAAGTAGAAACACATATACAGCCACAAGTGGTCAAACAAGTTTTGCAGCAACCTATGATACAGGTTATGTAGATGTATACCTTAACGGTATTAAACTATTAGCAGGTACAGATTTTACTGCTACGTCAGGTACAGCTATTGTACTGACAACGGGTGCTACAGCAGGAGACATCGTAGACATTGTAGCCTACGGTACATTCTCATTAGCTACCCACTATACTAAAAACGAAAGCGATGCACGTTATGCACTAGCAGATGATGCACTTGCTTTAGCTATTGCGTTAGGATGAGGAAATAAAGAATGGCTAACACTTTTAAAAACGCAGTTAGTTCAGCAATAGGCACATCCCAAACAAGTGTTTATACTGTACCTGCGTCTACGACTACAACAGTTATTGGTTTAACTGTAGCAAACATTACAGCATCAGCTATTGCAGTCGATGTAGTTATTACTGACACTTCTGGTGGAACAAGCGTGTACCTAGTTAAAGGTGCTACTGTTCCTGTAGGAGGTGCATTAGTCCCTGTTGGTGGTGATCAAAAGATCGTACTAGAGACAACGGACATCATTAAAGTTACGAGTGACACAGCATCCAGTGCAGACGTTATTGTGTCCGTACTAGAACAGTCATAAGGGAGAACACAGATGCCTTATATTGGTAATCAACCTGCACCACAGAATGTAACATCTACAGAGATTACAGATGGTACAATTACAAATGCAGACATTAGCCCTAGTGCTGCTATTGATATTAGTAAACTTAATGGTGTTACTGCTACAGCGGCAGACTTGAACACAACTGATGTCACAACCCTTGGCACCGTAGAAGCGTCCAAGGTTGTCACTGCGGATGCGTCAGGCAATATTACAAGCGCAGGAAATATAAACATTGGTGATGGTGCAGCGATTAGATTAGGATCATCTAATGATCTAACTATTTCACATGACGGTTCTAACAGTTACATCAATGAATTAGGTACTGGCGATTTAGTAATACAAACTAATGGGGCAAAAGTAGGTATTGCATCATCATCTCCTTTTGAATGGATGGTAGAGGCAGAAACTAACGGTGCCGTTTCATTAAGTTATGATGGAACTACCCGCCTTGCTACAACCTCAGTAGGCGCAGACGTAACAGGCGAACTTATAGCCGACAGCTACAACGAAACCTACGCAGCGGTTACATCATCCTCTAACGCCACTACGGTGGACTGTGAGGCGGGTAACGCATTCAGCCACACACTGACAGAGAACACTACGTTCACGTTCTCTAACCCACCTGCCAGTGGCACTGCGTATAGCTTCAGCATTGAGATCATTCAGGATGCCTCTGCGTCTGGTTACACGGTCACTTGGCCCACGTCTGTTGACTGGCCTTCGGCAACTGCACCTACACTGACAGCTACTGCATCAGCGAAAGATGTGTTCGTATTTACTACTCGTGATGGTGGTACTAACTGGTATGGATTTACTGCAGGGCAAGCATTAGGATAAGCTAACATGGCAACTAAAAAGAAATTACTTCAAGCTGCTGCAGGTAGTGCAGGTGGTGCGGGTGGCCTGAACGTAGAAGAAGTGTTCTCCACCTATCTCTATGAAGGGAATGGTGATACTCAGGCGATTGATAATGGGATTAACCTTGGTCAATCAAATGATGGTTATTCCGCTTATTTTGATGGGACAGGTGATATTGTTATTGCAGGGCATCAATCTGACCTCACAGATTTTACTGTAGAAGGTTGGGTTTATTTTACTAACTTAGGAAGTAACCGTAGTATCCTTACGCTTGGTCATTCAGACATACAGCTATATTATCGTAGTTCTTCTAGCAATATGGCTATTTATGATACCTCTGCTAAAACATATAGCTTTACTCCAAGCACAAGCACTTGGTATCACTTCGCTTTAGTTCGGGATTCATCAGATAATAGTGTTGAATTATTTATAGACGGAGTAAGTAAAGGTACAACTACTTCTAGTGCAGTAGTATCGGGTGATCTTATTGTTGGAGGATATAGTGCATCAGCTACTGATCCAATGAAAGGTTTTATATCTAACGTGCGTGTTAGTAACACTGTACGTTATTCATCAAACTTTACTGCTCCAACAAGCGCATTAACTGCTGATTCAGACACTACACTACTTATACTACAAGATAAAGCATTTGTAGACAACTCTGGCAACAATGAAAGTGTTGACCCAAGCGGTGATGTGAATATGCAAGGTGCTGCTCCCTTTGACGCAGCCGAAGCTGGCGAAGGTGGTTTGGTTTGGATTAAAGACAGGTCAACTACAGAGCAACACGTTTTAACCGACACTGAACGTGGTGCAACTAAGTTTATCAAAAGTAACAGCACCGCAGAGGAGCTAACAAATGCTCAGGCTTTAACGTCCTTTAACTCAAATGGGTTTTCCATTGGAAACTATGCAGACGTAAATCAAAACACAGATGACTTCGCCTCTTGGACATTCCGCAAAGCCCCTAAGTTCTTTGATGTGGTGACTTATACTGGGGATGGGACGAGCAATAGACAGATTAGCCATAATCTAGGTTCTGTCCCAGCAGTCATTATCTGTAAAAACCTGAACGACACTGAAAACTGGCAGGTTTACCATAAAGATGTAGGTAATGATAAGAGACTACTTCTCAACGAGACATCTGCCGCAGGTTCAACATCTACGCACTGGAATAACACTACGCCAACGGATACAGTTTTTACAGTGGGCAGCCACAACGGGACAAACGGCTCAGGTGATGAGATTGTAGCCTACCTATTCGCCCACAACGATGGTGACGGTGAGTTCGGCGATGGTACGCAAGATATTATCAAGTGTGGGAGTTATACTGGTAATGGTTCATCCCAAGATATTGACTTAGGTTTTGAGCCTCAGTGGGTGCTGTTTAAAAACAGTTCTTACAATGACAGTTTCGGTATCAGTCATTGGA